TCCTCCGACTCTTTTAGTTCATCCAACTTCTTCGACAAATCAGCTGTTCTATCATTTGACTCTTTGAATTCGTCATAATTGATTAGTTTTTTAATGACAGACTTCCCACCTCTCTTAGCGATTTCACCCGCAAGAACCTTTTCAAAATCCCGTTTATCTATTTCAGATTTATATTTGTTCTCGTTGGCTTCTGCGTCTGCTTTAAACTTATCAAATGCTTCTTTCAGTTTGTCACTTCCCTGTGCCTGCTTTGATAGCTCGCTGATTTGTGTTTTAGTTTCTTCTGAAGCTTTTCGCAAGTCCTCAATCTCTGTATCTTTGTTTTTAACCACATCTCTTAGTGGGTCTAACTCTGAATGATGCAGATTTAAAACCTTGTCAATAGCTTCTTTTTCTAGCCCAAGGGCTTCTAATTCTTTTCTTTCCATTATTATTTACCTCTCTTTTAACGTGTAAGTTTTCGACCGTCACCTGTCATGATTAGTATATCACAGTTCACTTAATAAATCAAGTACTTATTTTAATCTATTAGGTGATTCTTTTATTCCAGCTTGCTGGCTGAATTTCTTATATGCTGCCTTTTTACCACTCAACTTTTCATCAACTTTTGTTGTGCTCAGCCCTGCGTTTTTTAGTGATGTCTTTTCCCTGTTTAATGCTCTTATATTACGCTCCATTCCTCGCTGTGCCTGTGTTAATTCGTACCCTGTGTAGTTCTTGTCGTTTATAGTTTTATCTTCGTATTGCTTAATTTCAGCCATTGGAGATGATATACCTTTAAAATATGGATAGTGCATATGGTGGCAATTATAAGAATAAATAGCTTCTGCATTATCTGTTTCACCGAAGTGACATTTTTTCTTAAAGTCTTTTACGGTATATATTTGTCCTTCCCATTCTGCGTGACTTGGTCTAGGTGCTAAAGACCTTGACACTTCGACATATTCGACTCCCATTTCTTCAACGTTGCTCTGTGCTATATTCCCAGCTAACTGGCTGAATGATGTCTGCACTGCATTTCTTATGGCTGTATCTAATTGGAAACTTCTGCCACTTGCATAATCAACTACTCTCAACCCACTATGGCTTAAGTTCTTGACTGCATTGCTTACCGCTTCGTCTGAGGTTTTTAGTCCAGACGCTACAGAGGTGAGAGCGTAGTCAACTTCTTTTTGGTAGACCTTTGATAGTGTGGTTACTTTTCCCGTCGATGTTCTAAACGCTAAGGTCTTGACTGCTACTCCTGCATTCTGTTCAACCATTGTCGCGGTGGCTCTTATTAGTTGGTCTGCTACATCTCCTTTTAATATCCTGCCTGCCCTTTTATATATTGCTTTTTCATTTGCGTTTATTGTTCCCACTGCATCTGCGACTGTTTTGGTAGCAGTCTTTTTACTTGTTTCATTGTATAAAGCAACTACCTTATTAAGTTCTTTCTCAACCTTCTTTTTCTGTGTTGCGTTTACCGCTTTGAATGTGCTTGAAGAGTTCAAGTCTTTCATGACTTCAGCCCTGATTTTAGTTGAGTCATATCCTAAACCTTGCATGGTCTTAATAGTGTTTGTAGATGTTCCGTCTAATGTCAGTGTTTTAGATACACCCTTAACTATTGCATCTATACAATCAGTCCCTAATCGCTGTGCTTGTTCTTCTAGGTCATTGCTTATGTTATTCAGTTGTGTAGGTGTTAACATTATTCACCTCTATTCTATTGACTCAGGTGTTTCAATATCCAAATCAGATTCCTCTATATATCCCTTGGCTTCTTTCTCAGTCCAACCGTATTTCTCACATAAGTATGTTATCTTCAGCTGCGGAATATCAAATGTAATCGCATCTGTTCTCATCGAATCAAGGTGTGCCTGCTTATCTGTTATGATGGAGTCATCAAAATCAATGTTCAAAGGTTCATCAATATTAAATGCTTTGTCTTGATATGTATTTGTAAACCACAATATAGCTTTTACAATGTCCTCAATATACTGTACTGATTGAAATCTCTGCTTATTAAGCGACTGCATCTCTGCTGACTTCTCAAGTATGTATTGCGTTGCTGTGGTAACTGTGCCATGCTCAAATGAATACTTCTTATTTCCATATCCATATTGCTGACTTAACAGGCTTAGTACTAGCTCAAAAACCTCTGTCAATTCTGTGGCTCTGATAACTGGATTGTATTCTTTTATCATTGAGTCTTGCTCTGGTAATTTCTCAGATAATGATACAAAATACTTTTTCTGTTCATCGCTTAGATAATGCTTACCTTTGCTGTCTGTTTCAGTCAATGCCGAATTGATTAGTACAACCTTATCAGCCTTATCAATATCTCCATATAATACATTATAAGCTAATTCCAAACCTTTTAAGTATGGAATTGAATCAAGTAACTTAGGGTATCCATAACCTTTCATGTGTGGCTTGTTGTTTACTTCAGCTAATCTCATGACTGCAAACGGTCTTACATCTCCGAGTGTTTGAGCAGGTTCAACTATTGTATCTTTCTCTGTGCCTGTGACTATCTCTACTTGATACTTGCCATTTACTATTCTATAAATGATTACCTTATCTTCACGCTTACCATTTACCATATTAGAACCTGTAAACGCACATTCGGTTATACCATTATTTTCAACAGTGATAGGGATTATATTCTCAGCCTTGCAGTAGCTAACCTTAATATTACCCCCACGTATTTCTCCATTATCATATAGAGAAGCACCCTCGATATAAACATATGCCCCTACTGTTCCTGTAGCACTCATGCTTTCAAGCTGTTCACGGTACATAGTATCGAATCTATTAGCTTTTAATACGCTATTGATAAATTCATCTGCCGTTTTATCCTCTGCGTTTAGGTTTATTATCTCACATAGTCCTGCTTCGTCTGAACATACACGCTTGGCGAAGTTCAACCTCAATAGATCATAGTCATAGCCACCTAGTGAATGTCTTGAGTGAAACGCTGTTAATTCTCCCTTGTACCACTCGTTACACTCGTATATGTTTGATTGTGCAACCTCTGGAATAATTATTCCTTTATCCCGCAATAGTTCCTCTGTTCTCTTATACATGGTCACCTCTTTCTTCTACCTTTACCCCTTTATGTCCTAGTGCAAATCCTAATATTTGTGGAGCATACTTAATGAATAATTTGCAATACCACTTATTCTCATTCTTAAATTCTATAAACATTATTTTTAAACATACTCTTTGTAATATTTTATAGCATAGATATATAGCAAGTGATACACATGCTACGTTGATTATTAACGTCATTTGTCACCTCTCTAATTCAAAATATTTCTGCCACATCGTAAAACTATAGCAAAATGCATCATACCAATCGTTTATATTATTCTCGTTTTTATCCTCTGGCTTACTCGAGTCCTTACTATCCCACCTTAAGTTGCACAGAGCGTTGATAACATTAGTACAATTCTTGTCTATGTGGAATCTATTAGTTGACATCATCACATCAACGAACCTTGGTCTATCTGCTATCTCTGTCTTAGTGCAACCTGTTATTGTGCAATAGCCTAATCCATTTGATACTGCTGCCGCTCTCAAGGTATTAATCATAGTAGGTGATGCATTGTCACATAATACGTACATCTTGCTTTTATAAATTGAATGGCACTTCTTAGCAAACTCAACGAACGCTTCTATAATTTCATTTGATCCGATTTGTTTTGTAATTGGTAATCCTTTTTCTTGCAGTACGTCTATATCTCTGTATCCTTTATAGTATCCACTTAATACCATTGTTGTCTTCGAACCGTTACCACCGAAGTCAATGCCCATTACATAACGCGAATATGCCCTATCTATATCATTGCCCTTGCTGTCCTTATCCTTGACTGTATACCAGTTACTTGGACAATTAGCAAACTTGTTGAATATAACTCCCTCAGCGACCACCCACAAGCCATATATGTACCTCTGTTTAAATACTCCTGTGTGTGAACTGATTATATCGTGCAATACAACCTCATCTAAAAACGGATTATCAAATATAGTATATTGTTGCCAGTACACGTCTACATCTTTATCTGTCAAGAACTTATATAGCCAGTGACTTGGTTCTTTAGGATTACACGTACCTTCAAACATTGAATATACCTTATCCAGTCTTGACTTGAGCATCTCGAATACTTCCACGTGCCATGTTGCTACCTCATCACCGTAACAGTACTTAATTGATGAACCTCTGACAGAGTCAACATTGCTAATCTTAGAAGCTCCCAAGCAATAGACCATTTCACCGAATATTATACACGTGTTATCTGCACGAATATCAGATATGTTTGAAACCCCGTACAATTCCTGCATCGGGGCAATCAAGTTTCTCTGTATTGATGTTTTT